CTGCTGGAGTTTGTCCCTGCGCTTGGACAATGGCGGCGGTTTCGTCGTCTAGTGCAGATACCGGAGAGAACCACACCTTCGGAACCGGGAACTTCGTGTCGAACTGCATCTTCGTCACAACGTCCTTAGCACCGATACCACGGTTGGCGAGAGCTTGGCAGTACGGACGGAAGCCCCACTTACCATTCTCTTCCTTGGCAAAAGCTGACGTAGCCGGGAGTACCAACTGCATCACATCACCTGACGGATCATTCGGCAGAACAACTGCCGTACGCCATGAGAGTTTGCAGGCCGTACCACGACCACCGTTACCGCTGCCTTGGACACTCCACGGGCAGGCATCGCAGGATGCGGCTTGCGGATTCTTAACTTCCGGATCGGGAGTCTTCGAATCGCTCGACCAGCAACCGGGGCTAGTCTTCTCACCTTCCTTGTATGCCGAGGAGTAATACGTACGGCTCGGGGTGGGGGCCATCTTTGCAAAGATGATGTTCATCGACCGATCTTCAATCGATGCCACTTCCTTACCGCCAACGTACTTACGGAAAACGCCGCCCTTGATCGAGATGCGCTTTGCGTAATCCTTCGTGCTGATGACGCTCTTACCTGCAACGGCAAGCGTTTCGTCGTCAACCTTGCGGCCTGCGAGGCTGCTCTGAATGCTCAAAATAATATCGTTACTCATTGACTGAACTCCTAACTAAATTGTTACTAATCTGCCGAGGTTGATTTGCGAACCGTGACGCCATACTCGCGCATCACGCTAACACCGGGCGGCAACCCATCTGCCTCGTTTTCAGATATGTATTGCTTGAAGTTGCCCTGATGAATCCTACGTTCCAATAAAGCCACCGCCTCGTTCTCCAGCACGAACTTGCCAAAGTTATCCCAGTCGGTGCAGTAAAACCGTTCGTTGAGCCTGCGGATGACTGTGCCATGTGAAGTCTTGATACTGCTAGCACCCACGCCGTTGCAGACTTCGAGCATCGCCATCTCAAGCTTGTCCATGTCTTGCTTCAGCGCATTGTCCTTCTCATCGTACTCGTCTTTGAGCTTCGCCCGCTCGTTGCGGAGCGAGATGAATGCGCTTACTAACTCGTCCAAATTAACATCACTCATTGCTTTCCATCTCCTGTTTGTATAGATCAACTAACTTCTGGTGATTATTCACCTTGCCCTGCAGCATCTGGTACATCTTTCGTTCGACTTCCGAACCCTGCAGGTGAACAACCGTCATGTTGTTCTTTTGTCCAACACGATCAATACGAGCAATACATTGTAAGTACGTCTCGACCGACATCACGGGGGACCAAAACACCACCGTATCTGCCGCAGTCAAAGTAATACCGTGCGAGGCTGCTTGGGGCTGGATTACTAAAACTCTAGGCTTATCCGAGGTCTGGAACTTTTGAATGATGCTGGCGCGTTGCGTGGCGCTAACTGACCCCTGAATAATCTCGTTTGTAATTCCCTGCTTTTCCAAGTACTCCGATACCACCGTGATAGTGTGCGTGAAGGGAACAAATACTACAACCTTATTTACGGTTTCGTCCAGTACCTCCGATAGCGCGTTTAAACGTGGAGAGATGTCGAATTCGACCACGTCACGACTGTCGGTGTATACAGCACCGCCCGAGATCTGAAGCAGTTTGTTGAGGCTAGCCGCTGCGTTGACCGCGCTGACTTGTTCCCCAGCCGCCTCAATAAGCATCTGATTCTTGAGCTTTTTGTAGTAGACCTGCACCTGAGTTGTGAGCGGCACTTCGCGGGTCTGGTACGTTACGTCCGGCAGGTCAAGGCACTCTGCCTTCGTATAGCGAATAGCAGGCTGCAGGGCGTTGTACACATCCATTTGCGACGTGGGCTTCGGTATCCATTTAAATCGAGTCACCTGATACATGACTTTGTCGCGCCATGCGGTGGTGAACTTCGGAACTCGGGATGGACTAATCAGTCGGGCCAAGCCAAACGCATCAACAGGAGACTGCGAGGCCGGTGTACCGGTCATCATCCAGAGTCGGGTCGATGGCTTGATCAGTTTTGCCAACGTCTTCCAGCGTCGTGTCGAGGTGGACTTGTAAGCGTTAGCTTCATCGATGATGACTAGATCAAATCCAGCGGCAGCCACTTCGTCCACCATGATGTTGACGCCGTCGTAATTGATGACCGTAAAGTCGTAGCCGCCACGGATAATTTTCTTGCGTTTGTCCTGTGACCCGTGTGCTATGCCGCAGGTACGATGCATCGCTGTTTTGAATACGTCTGCCTGCCATGCCGAGTGCATGATCGACAGGGGACAAATGACTAGGACTTTCTTGACTAGCCCAAGATTCATCAGGTAGTCCGTAGCCCAGATCGCAGCAGAGGTCTTACCCGTACCGGCTTCGTTAAAGCAGAAAGCCCGGGGGCGCAGACTCAAGAATGAGGCTGTTATCTTCTGGTGCTCGAACGGTTTGAATATGCCCGGCCAGTTGTAGTCCCGCAGCATGGGTGACGGGATCTGCGGTATCTCCGGGTTCGGCTGGTACTCATCCAGCATCATCGCCAGATCAGCCGCTTCGTCGTAGCCCCAGTTAATTAGCACATCGTGTGCCTCGGGGTGGATCTTGAGCGCGTGGCTTTTCTGAATGTTCTGAAGGATCTGTGCCCCTACGATGGCAGGGACGGTCATTTGAATCGCTGTGTTGTCTACTATATTCATAACTGTATCCATTACTAAAAGCCCCTTACGGGGGCCAGTCGGTTAGCACCCGGCCCGGAAAAGCAATAAAGCAGAGCCGTCACTAACAGGCATGGTTAAGCGTGTCATGTAACACTAGGACGGAAGTGGGTTAACGTCCCATTCCTCCACACTCATGCCTTGTGGGGAATTACTTCATCGCCCCGCTGGACGTACGTTTAAACGAGCGGTTGCGACGGACAGATTGGATTGTGTACCCGTCTTTGTTCGTGCCGCCTTTCGACAGGGCTTTCTTGTGGGCAATGTCTTTGCCCTCCCGTCGATCTGCCTTGCCGTTACCGTTTAAATCTTTCCCGTTTTTATCAACGGTGCGACGAGCGCGTTGACGCTCCATGCGATCTGCATGTTCTCCGCGAGCCTTCTGCTGCTGGTACTCTTTCTTGTACGGGCGTGATTTGTTGACGTATGGCATCGTGATTCTCCATTAAATTCGCAGTCTGGCTCAGAACATCTTTTAAGTATTGGTGAAATCCAAAGTTAGCTTCAAACTTTTCCTGCAGCTTCTTGTGCGTGGCTTCTAGTCTTGCGTACTTCTCTTTGCCAAGAAGTATTTCATGTCTTAAAGAGTTAATGTGGTCAAGATGGCGACGGATAATCTTCCGCTTCTTGTCTATTTCATCGTACGCATCGCGTACTTCTTCACCAGTCTTAAGCTTCTTTATTCGGTCAGTTTTCTTTCTCAGTTCTTTTCTGAGTCGCTTAACTTCTAATTCCCATGACAAGATCGGATCAATTTCATCTATGTCCATTTGCTACCTCACCTTCTGGAACTGACAGGTAGTCACCGGACACCAACCGCACAGAGGGGTCGGGTTCTCGGGCCACTTGTCTGACTCGTGGGACAACTTTAGTCGTTCAAGATCAGGAAGGAAATCCTTCCACAGATGTTCGGAGTCATCGCGATGGTAAGTCTCGTCGATAAACGTGTTGTGGGCTACGAACAACAGACCGGCTTTGATGTGCTGGACTTCCGGGAAGTGGGCGTATGTCATAAGCGACATAAGCTTCAACTGCTTTACATCCGGATACTTCGCACTACCGGTCTTGTAGTCCACGATGTGTGCCGTATCGTCATCGACGATCAGCAAGTCAACGATGCCTCTGACCCAGTAGTCCGCGCCACCAAACGAGCAAGGCTGTAGATCCGCGTTGAGCGCCATGCGGTATTCAGGGAACCGCTGACCTTCGATCTCCAGCAGAGCATCCAGCATGGGCTGATACCGCTCGTAGTTTTTCTGAAGCGGCTTGCTCTCTCCAACGTAGTCTTCCAAAGCCTTGTGGACTGCGGAGCCATACAGCATTTGCTGCGTGGGCTTCTTAACAAAGTTCTTTGCGACCTTGACCTCGTAGTACTGCCGGGGGCAGTTCGTGTAGTCCTTCAGGCCACTGTAACTCCACTTGATCATTCAAGAATCTCCACTTCACTTTCGGTCACCACGGCTACGCGAGCACCGCAGGAAAGCAGAGGTTTATCGTTACCTGAATACACCACTTCGCTTGGACCATTGATCCGTACTCGGGTGCAGTAAGTATTCTTTCTACCTTGCTTGACCGTGATGACGGGATCAGACGCGCCGGTCTTTTTATTTGCCCGAATCACGTGCTGGTTAACGTGTATGTACGTCTTCATCCGCAACTCCCGTATGACTCGCCCCACTTCGCTTCGCAAGCGACGGGTAAATCAGGACACCAATCTGGAGGAGTAGACATAACTTTAGTTACAAAATCAAGGGCTTCGTCTACTTCAACTTTTGGTACGACGATCACGGCTGCGTCATGCACTGTCAATACGGGTCGGTATTTTTCCCGGATCTTTAACATCTGCTGACCCACGATGATACGAGCCAGAGCCTGCACTACGTTCTCAACCATCGCTCCGCCCCAGATGTTGACTGGACCTTTGCGTGAATCATAGATCGGCTTACCGTTCTCGATGCGTAGATTGTTGTAACGAATGTGTAGATGATTCGGTAGTCCGATACCGTCTGGTGTGATCCAGAGTGCTCCGCCATGACCCAGAGTGAAACTGCGCTGCACTCCCTGCATCAGTGCATTTAAAGCATGGTCACACTCTTCCCAAAGCTTCGGGATCTTGTCGTTCTGCTGCCGGTACACGCTGACGATGCGCTTGCATTCATCCTCGGTCAGGTCGGCTCCGGGCGGTTGGGTCTTCAAGGTGTGACGGAGCTTCAATGCCCCAGTGCCGTACCCCAATCCCAACACGCAGGTCTTACCGACGAACCGCTCGATGGGATCAGTCTTACTGATTGACCTGCCGTAGACCTTCGACGCAAAGATCGAATACACATCCTCGCCCCGGCGGAACTGCTCAACAACGTCCGTCTGCCCGGCTAGCCACGCGAGGACTCGGGCTTCGATCTGCGAGGAGTCGCTGTTGATAACGACATGATCGGGCGGAGCGACCACCGAATTCTTGAGTGTCTTCTTTTTCTTATCTCGTGATGGAAGGTTTTGTAGGTTGACGGAGTCCATGCCTGACCAACGGCCTGTATGAGCACCGTAATACTTGAGCGGAATAGGTAACCGGCCACGGTTCCTACCACGAATACGAATAAAGCGTTCAATTCTGCTTTCCTCCAAAGTTGATTTAGTACCCAGACGCACCGCGCAGAGTTGCTGGATCACAGGATCTTCATGCTCCTGCAGTGCGATAAACCCTTCGTCATTCTTGGCAAAGGCAAAGGTCTGCTTGCCAGTCGTAGGACTTGTCTTGGTCGGCGGCTCGACACCAAACTCCTTGAGAACCTTGGCGAACTGCGGATTGCTGCAGAGCTTCTTGCGGACTTCTTCCTCGTCGTTCGCTTTCAGTGTCTCTTTCAATCCGTTCAGTAGTTCAGTCTTCTCTCTTCGGATGTCTTCTAGTCGCCCGGCCAATAGTCCATCGTCGATCATCAGCACCGGATCAATGAACATCCGGAGCGTCATATCAATCAACTCCAACTCTTCTCCCGGGAATCCCGTAGCAAGTTGATTAAAAAGATGATAGGTAAGATCAACATCGTTGCAGCAATAACCAGCATACCGATCAAGATCTCCACCATCAAAATCCAAACGTTTCTTACCCAGCGCATTGACCACCTCCGTCCCTTTCTCCCCCAAGTTGTATCGTTTGACGAGTGCAGCGAGGGAGCCGCCTGCATCTACGCCATGTATCGCCCGCGCCATGCAGAGCGTGTCCATATAAAACGCGGGATTTAAATCAAAGACCCATGCGAGGATTGCTCCGTCGAACATGGTGTTATGGCAGAGAAGTGCAGAATGCTGCCAGTCAAACTGATTAAGCCACGCCTTGGTCTCGTCATGAGTACCGCTGAACCACACAGTCTCATCATCGTCTACCTTAACGGCAACACCGATGACTTCAAACTGCTTGTCTCGGATGTACTCTTCGGTCGTGAACTTCGTAAGACTGAACTCTTTCGAGTAGTACGTCTCAAAATCTATTGTGATGATACTCATACTGACCTGATTAGCTTAGTAGTCTTCCACCCTTTGGGCGTCTCGACAAACCCTGCTGCTCGCAAAGCCTCGTGGTCACGGCACTTGCCGTAAAACTTGTGTCTAAGCAAGGATGCCGGATCGATGAATACGTTCTTGCAGGTCTTGCACTTTCTTATTCTTGCGACGCTTGTCATGTACCCCACTCCTCGCCTTTTCCAATTCAGCCCGTAAAAACTTAATTTCATCCGCGCATCGCCAGAGCACTGCTCCAGCAACGAGAAATTTAAACTCTGCGCTTACGTCAGGGCTATTGATCTGCGCGGGCAGTTCCCTGATCAGGTCTAGGATGTCACCTTCGATGTCCACTTCTTTCTCCTCTTACTCATTGCTTTCCGTGTTAAATCCCAGTGCAGTATCCGATGACAGTTGGAGCAGAGCGGTATGCACTTCTCTTCTGCCTCTTTGATTGCCTCGGGTATGTTTCTTTGCCTGACAGCCAAATAATTAACAGACCGCTTACCTTCTTTGATCACATGATGAAAGTCAATGATCGCCGGATGTTTCCTTCGGCAATGACTACATCGCTGCTTCGACTTGTATGCGATCCATTCTATTCTGTTTTTATCTCTACCCTTCCTTGCTTTCTTAATAACTTCTTGTCTGTTTCCTTCGTACCACTTCCGTGAGTACAGCTTCTGCTTGGCCTTCCTGATGGCCTCGTCCTTGAATGGCATGAATCCCCCTCAGAGTCGTTTCCTCCAGTACAACGCTCTTGCGAACGAGTACGTGATCTTGGGGGTGTAAAGTCTGAAGCCGCACGAGATCAGGTTGTTGGCACTCGGTATATTGTCGGTGGTATCCGACACAGCCCATCTATACCCATGCCTCCTAGCCCACTGAACTCGTATCCGGATCATCTGCCGCTGAATGCCGTACCCCCTGTACGCACTCAGCACACCGCAGCGTCCTAAATAAATCCCATCCTCCATCTGCTGTGATGGCGACAAGCAACTAAAACCAACTGGGGCATTCTTGTGGTACGCCATCCACCACACCCCGTCTTCGGGAAAATACAGGTCATCTGCCGGGAGACATGCCTTTTGCAGCACTTTTAGTTGCCGCTTGACCCCCGGATCTGAAGGATCAACTTGCCCATAGGTGATCTTCATAGCTCATAATTTTACCTGATCTTTTTACCCATCTGGTATTCCAATTCATTCCTCAAAGTAAGAAGCTCTAACGAAAGGACTGTAGCCTCGTCGAACAGTCCCGCTCTCCGTATATTCTCTAAGGATCGCTCGACGCGCTTCTGCTGACTTTGACCATAACCCCAAGGGGCAGCACTCAGTTCGTCTTTCCACGCGCCTGACGGGGATAAATTGTCCACAATCATTGACGTTTCTGATGCCACCTTCGGCTTTGATTCTGTCGTCATATTGTCTTATTCCTCGGTATACCGCCCCTGCCATGTGGTACTGCTTGATACCCCATAGCCCCACTAGGTCTTTATATTTCACTCGCTCGTCAAGTTCTCGTGCTTTACGTTTACGTTCCAGTAAAAACTTATACTGCTCGAATGTAAGAACCACGTTGAACCTCGATAGCCTCGTGTAGACCTTACCTTCTTTCCTCTTGTCTCGTCTCATCTCGCACCAATACTAATAATTTGCACATGATGTGCGACTGCGTTCGGTTGTTCTTGTCGATGTCGTACTGCTTGGCAAACATCTCAATGATGTCCCACCGAATAGTCTCAAGCCCACCATCTTCTCCAATCTTCGCCCACACCGTCTCGCTTGGTATCTGTTTCACGTGGGTCTTGTCCACGATCAACTCAGCATACTCTGCGTCCTTCGGCGGTTTAACCGATGCTTCTACTCTCGCCATGTCACATCTCCTCAGAATTCTACCCATCCAGTGAGTATGTATTTCTCACCCTTCAACGGAGGATTACCCCGATGTGGATGTGTGTAAGTTGTAGGCCATAAAACACAAGTGCCTGTCTTAGGTTTAACTCTCTTATGTTGGTACAAAAATTCTGTCTCGCCGCCTTCTTCAACATCATTTAAGTAGACGATGAACGTCATCAATCTGTTTGACACTTCTCTTGTCATGTTCTCTGTGTGCCAAGCGTGATAACCCTGCCCCGGTAAAGTACGTTGTATTTTTATTCTATAAATTTTATGCGACACATAGTCCTTCAAGACAGAATATTTTTCTACATACGGTCTGTAACAATTTGTCCAGAAGAACCCATCAAACTCTTGAGTGATATTTGCAATGCTTAAATCTCTGAGGATAGTGTCCTGAGTTAGGTCTATTGCTTTATCGTCTATCTGTAATTTAGTAGTTTCAGGATTACTTTTTTCTCTTGCGTAGGACTGTTGCCGTTTGTCCATAATTTTAAAAAAGTCGATATAACGCTCACACACTTCCGGAGGGACTGCGTTTTCAACTACTAAAATAAAATCATCGTTCTCATGCAGGACGGGAAATAAGAACTCACTCATGTCACATCTCCTTCGCTACTGCCAACCATTCGTCGGCATACTCCACGTTGCCCCAGTCTTCGAACCAAGGACCTCCACGAGTAAAGTGAACGGCCACGGGGTTCGGGCAATCGTTCTTCGTGTGCCATCCCTCAAGATAGTTGTACGCAATCGGCAGCGCACCGATGTGCGTCCCTGCCCACAGTAGTTGATGTAAATACATCCCCGTCTGATTGTTTACGTCTTCAATCTTCAGGTTATCTTTCACGCTTCGATGGCCGCAGTTGATCAGCATCAGGCTCGACCAATTCTTTCTCGGGTATTGATGTTGTACCGCACCGTCCATCTTGGTTTTTTCTTTCGGCTCGTACCTATGCTGCACCACCATGACGGGAACTTTCGGGTCAGCGTAGTCCATGATCCCTGCCACATCGCCTCGCCAGAGAAAGTCACAGTCCATGAACAGTGCCCACCCTTCGTATCCTGCAAGATACGGCACGAGAAAACGAGTGAAGGAGAACTCGGTAGAGGAGAGAGGGTCATGCTCCCGCCAATACAGGCCACGCTCACGCATCTCCTGCTGCTTGATCGGCTTGATGTCGAGAAACACAGAAGAGTTCCTAGCCAAGGACTCCCGGCATACTTGATACGCAATATCCTCACGACTGTCCCAACCAATGAAGATTTTCATCACGCCACCTCAAACAACTTCTTTCGTGCCTCGCCCTTGAAGTGCAGGATCTTGGCATCGTCGGTCTTGTGTTCAGGTAAACAACCATACACAGATTCATGTATCTCGCTCACCCGTTCGGGATACTTCTTGGCATAGATACGTAACGCTTCTTGATCGCCGTACCATTTGCGGAACTTCGGATCGAGCGCATCGTAAATCGCTAGTAAGTCTTTCCACACATGAACGCCTTCTGCCACAACAGTGCAGCCTACGTACGGGTACACCTCGTCAATCGTCTTGCCTTCGTACTCGGAGAAGTTGATCCCACGTTGGTCAACATTGAAGATCGCGTCACGCTGAAACTCTCTTCGCAGGAACGTTACGTTCTTGTGTTGTTCCAACAAGTCTTTCACCACGATCTTATCCTGCACCAACATATCTGTATCGAGATACATAACAGGAGAGATCCCACTCGCGTAGGTCTCGGCATACGCCTTGACTCGGTGGTAGCACAACTCGTCTCGATCAACCTCACTCTCTACCCGGCGCGTGATACCCATCACATCTGGCGTGTAGCAATCCGTATACATCGTGATGAAGGCGTCAGGGTTATGCCGCAACAGTGACTTCACCATCTTCTGCGGTTGAGAAATGTCATCGCCCACGTGGAAGAAAGCAAAGTGGTTGAGTACAGGAGTTTTCATCATGTACATCCGTTCCAACTCTTCCTTGACCTGCTTCACCTGCAAGTCCCACGGCGCGTTCATGTTCTCGCGCTGAAAGATTCGTACCTCGGGATACCACAGGCTCCGATACCCGGCACGATTGTTCCAGTACCACAACTTGTTGGCATCGAGCAGTTGGACAGGCTTACCCATCGCGGCAGCCAGATGCACGTTCGCATTCGACGGAGAAACGATTACGTCACACAACTCCATGAGCGCAGCGACATTCTCCAAGTCCAAGAAGGTGTCGATGTGCGTCGTGATCAGGTTCGGGTGAAAGTCTTTCGCCTCATCCTGCGGCTTACCGTATTGAAGATTGATGAACACACTCTCGGGTATGTCGAATAAAGATTTAAATCCCTCCAACCCCACGGACTTGTGCGTACCAATTTGCGGAGCGGTGCTTGCCCATGACAGGCCGATGATGCGCTTGTTCTCAAGCCCGTATTCTTTTTTGAGGAGATTGACTCTGTGAGGATCAGCCTTGATGTAACCCTCGCTGCGGTTTCGTATGATGTCTTTAATGTTGTGTATGAAATACTTACCCATGCTCGCGATGGGGATGTGCGAGTCATGCTCCGACATCTTGACCTTGGCATTGTGTGGTAGGAACCGGACGTTCGACGCCTTGCATCCACGCTGCAGTAACGGAGCCAACCGCATATCAATCAGAACAACAACGGAGTCAACTTCCTTCGCCAACGCCTCGATGAGCGATGCGTAGAGAATCTGATCGCCAATGCCCTGCTCCGTCCACACAATCGGACGCTTCAAACCAAGGCCACGCTCCCACTGCGGATGGATCGTCGAGATACGTGGGGAATTAAAAGTCTTGCTGCCCCATCGTCGCTCGTAGCCTTCCCAACCGGCTTTGAAATCACCCATCTGAAGAGAGAGCAGACCCAGAGTCCACGCTGTATCGTCGTTAGTCGGGTCGAGACGATGCGCTAGCTCAAAATACTTTCTCGCCGGTTGCCAACGGTGCATCTCCCAATGGCATCGTCCGGTCTGAAGTGCCGCTGCGACAAGAGCGGGGTGAATCTGATTAATGTTCTCAAGGATGCCGATGGCCTCGTCATACTTGCCTTCACCCGCTGTTGCCAAGCCCTTCTCAAAGATGGACTTTGCTGCATCTGCTAGGGTCTGCCCTTTCTTCTCACTCACCAGTAATCCCTCCCACCACGCTTGGCTCCCCACGATGGGGGCGGCACGTGTGCCCATTCTTTCCTGCGATACTCTTCAGCCCGTTTGAAGAAACCTAGTAGCCACTTGATCATGAAGCCTCCTGCGGCACGAAATGCAACAAGGTGAGCGGGAGTGATACAGCAGTCTTTCCGTTTTCGCGTGGGTAAATCAGTATCCGGTTCGCACCATTTAAACGCATAGCATTTACGACACCCTTTTCGATCCCCTCAAAGTCATCGAATACAAAGACAGTCTGGTCGTGGATGATCTGCGGGAAATATTGGAGGTCTTCGTCCTGAATCCTGCCATCCAGATACATCAAATCCACGCCGGTCTTCTTATCGGCCAACGCTTTGAACATCTGTGTCGAGGACTGCTTCTGGTATTGGAAAAGCAAAACATCTTCGACCGCAGATACGTTTAGCTCATTCGACACATCACAGGTATGGATAACCGCATGAGGCACAGCGATTCGCATGGTCATGGTTGATACGCCAATGAACGTGCCTACCTCGGCAATAACATTGGGTTCAAAGAACCGCGTCAGCTTGTATACGTCCTGAATGTCCCGCCAGTCTATCGACCCGGTCTTGTAGTCAGCCCTCTCGCGCAGAGTCTGCTGATACTGCTCCATCGCCATCAGGTCGTCGAATGCCTCGTTGTAGTCCTCCATCGTTTTAGTATCGACAAGACGCCAGAAAATCTTGCTGAACCGTCTACGGCCAAACTGTACGGGGTTCATGCGTTCTTCCTCGCGGCGATCTCACGCTGCAGATACCAAGCGGCCTTCTCCAGATCCTGCACGGGATCAGAGTTCTTGCGACCGGCGCGGCTGACGTATTTCACCACATTGCCCAAGCGGTAATTTAAATCCTTCGCCTCGATGAAATCGATGGTCTCGATGCCGCCTGATTTGTAGTGCGGGGGATGGTTCACGAGGTCAGGTTGAGTGGTTTTGTATTTTGCGTATTCGGTTTCAAACTGTTCAGAGATAAGTTTATGGGCGTCGTCCATATGGTCGGGTTGGATGAACATCTTTGCGGGCTTATCTTTAATCTTGTCCAACTCATCGAGCGTAGCCTTCATCTCCTGCACCGCCTTGATGATCTTCGAGGGCTTCTTCGCCTTGTATGCGACGCTTATCTTTTTGATGTACTTCTTTTCGGTCTTTCGCACATCAGGATCAGAACTCTGCTCGGGCGTTACCTTCTTCGCGTCCAACCACTTCACGGTGTAGACACGGTTCGGCTCGATCTTCAGTTGCGTTGCAATTTCCTTGGCCGTTTTACCCTTTGTAAGCAGTCGGCGAATCTTATCGGTCATCTTCATTTTCAATCTCCTTGCGTAGGGTCTCTACGTTTGTTTCGTCAATCACAAAGACGCGCCCACCTGCGTCCCTGATTCTTTGCATGGTTGCCTCTTGCAAGGCGGTGGGCTTGTTTCCTTTTGCCTTCGTCTCTATTGCTAGGAACTGGTTTCGATAGCAGACGAGAAAGTCG